TAAAAGATTTATTGATATAATCAATGAATATAAAATTAAAACGCTTGATGAGGCATTAAATTGTGAAGAACTATGGAATTTAAATAATGGCCGAACTCTTTGTAATCAGTGTCATCGCAAAACAGATACTTGGGGGAAAAAGAAAAGATTAAGTTAAAAGGTAGAGAGGAAAATCCGAAGAGGTTTTCCCGCCCGAAAGGGTAGTAACAAGAAAGAATACAGTTGTTTGGAATCGACATGATTACGTTACTAAACTTCGTCAACGTTTGAACCGCCCAGTGAATTGGAGCGAGATTTGCAATGTCTCATACTCTGATAACCGAACTATCGTTAACGCGGTAGTTTCAACCGAACCTTCGGTGGTAACCGGCACTCGTGGTACGGCCTATAACTATGAAGACTTTGTTTTGACCGCTGATACGCTAACCATTGATACAATGAAGGTTACTCCTATATTTATCGATGAAGCGGATAGAGCGCAGCAAAGCTACTTCAAGCAAATGGAAATCGCTGATTTCCAGGGGCGCAAAATCAATGAAAAATTGGAAAACGCTCTTTTGGCAAATCACGGCAATTGGACTAATTTCGGAGCGGGAGATTTGGCTAATACATCTTCGGATGATACCGTTCAGATTACCGTCTCGGCAGCTAACATTGACGATTTAATTCGCGCTCTAAAGAGAAAAATCTATGCCGCTAATGGCTTAGAACTCGCTACGCAAAATGGCTTTTTCTTCGTTTGGAGGCCGGCGGATTATGAACTTCTGGAAGGATTCGTGCAGGCTTGAATAACCATAGGCCTGGGTAAATCCTCTCTGATTAAAGCGGAAACCCAGCAGTGGGCAACGCACTGGAAGGCGAAAGCCACCAGAAACGACTGAGCGAGAGGACTCGCGCAAAGCGAGGTGCAACAGTCTGATCACTACGATAACTGTTTTTTGAAAACTTAATTAAATGAATTGCTGGAAGTGTTTGTTCATATTAGAATTAGAGTATGGATACCGAACAAAGACGCGCTTATGACCGGAACTGGAAACGGGAACAACGAAAGAAAAATCCCGATAAAGTTCGCGCAAAAGAACGAGAAAAATATCGAAAGATGCGGAAAAACCCCGAATCTCTCAAAAGACATCGCGATTATCACAGGGAATACTCTAAAAGATACAATCAAACTGAAAAACGCAAGGCTTATAGAAGAAAATGGATGAGGGCTTGGAATAGAAAAAATGCTAAGAGAATCTATAAGCAACGGCGGAAAAGACCCTACGAGCGACTTGCTTCGGTCATACGAGCAAGAATCTATGATGTTCTGAAACATGGATACAAATCTGAAAGAACTGAAAAGCTTATCGGGATTACAATCAAAGAACTCAAGACCTATCTTGAAGGTCAATTCAAATCAGGAATGACTTGGAAAAATTATGGTTTTTATGGATGGCATTTAGACCATATTCGGCCATTATCTAGTTTTGACCTGACCGATAAAGAACAACAATTAAAGGCATTTCATTATACAAATTTGCAACCGCTATGGGCAAAAGAAAATTTGCACAAGCACGCAAAAGTGTTCTAATTAAGTTAGAAAGTAGTGAAAGAAACTCGAAGAAGTTTCTTCCCTTGAAAAAGGAGTAACAAATTGAATGGTTTTTCGGAAGCTGATGTAGCTCTCAAAAATGGTATTCCAGTGGGCATGAGATATATGGGTGTTGAACACTACCTATCCAATGACATCACTGCGCTTCACCTTTTTGCTGGAGTGAAAAAAATGCAAGATTTGGGAATTCTACGATCAACCTATGGCAGGGCGAAATTCATTGAAGACCCTGCAAAGTTATCGGGTCTCGGAATTGTCTCTCGGGTTGACTATGGTTTGCAGACTTCAACGCCGAATAAGACGTTGATCCAGGATGTGAATGTTACTTGACCGAGAATAGTTAATATGTTGCTATATTGTCTTGAGCTTTATGGCAATAATCTGGGTTTGACGGACGTAAGTGGGGAGGAAGTTATTTTTCCTCCCCGGCCCAGAAAATAATAATTAAAATAACTAATTATGAATAAAAAAGGATATCGAAGACAATATTACTTAAAAAATAAAGAAAGAACTTCAGAGCTTGGTAAAATATGGTATCAGAATAATAAAAAAAGAAAGTTAGAAAGTGGTAGAAAATGGCAAAAAAATAATCGCAAACGAATGGTAGAAATAGTTCAGAAATATGTTCAGAATAATAAAGAAAAAGTCGCAAATTATAATAAAGAATTTAGTCAAACTATAGAAGGAAAATACAGACTAATAAAATATCGACATAATAAGAAAAAATGGCTCGATAAAATTATGACATTGGAAGAATTTATTGAAATAGCAAAGAATCCTTGTGCTTACTGCGGTGGCGATACTCA